CCTTCATGCGCATGCGCCGGTAGACGTTGTCCACCTGCCCATTGGCACCCTCCTCGTAGCTCACCAGGAAGAGCGGCACGGGGATGAAGTTGAGCGGGGATACATCGTCGCCAGGCTGCACCATCATGGCTGCGGTGCCCACGGCCAGGTCGAGCAAAAACTCGCCCATGGCAATGTCCAGGTTGGACTGCCGCAGCACAGCGAACATCTTCTCGTTGTACAGGTCGAGGATCTGCTGGGCCTGGCTTCTGCGCTCCATGGGGATGTCAACGCCGGGATCCAGGCGGCACCATTTGCGTTGTGGTGGAAATACCACAGACTGCAATCTGTTTGCAAACCGTTGGGTGCTGTTGATTGCTGTACTGTCAAAGACCCGCTGCATCTTCTTGGATCCAACGGCACCACCCTCCCACACGCCATAGAGCTGGCGCTGGGGCAGGGCGAACTCATAGGCATCTTGGTAGAGCTGCTGGAATTCGTCCTTCTTGGTTTGCGCCAATTGCTGGCGCTTCAAGATTTGTTCGGGGGTCAAGCGCATGCCGCCTGGTGCGTTCTTCTCGTATTCCATTTTCAATCCTTGTACTTGCTCACTTCTTGTCTCGCGCTGCGGCCATGTTGTCAACAAGATTGGGGTAGGGTCGGCCAGCTTTGGCGGCCCGGCGCATGGCCATCCGCTTCTCAGCCGAAGACAGCTCCTTTGGCTTGGGCAGGTCATTGGGTCTTGGCTTGTCCCAGACTTCCTTCATTTGTTTTTCTCCTTGCTCATACCAGCCTCAGACATGGCAATGGCCACGGCCTGCTTTTGGTTGGTGACTTTGTCACCGCTTGAGCTCTTGAGCTTGCCAGCCTTGTATTCGCGCATGACCTTGGCCACCTTGTCTTTCATCTTGCTCGCTTTCATTTCATAGTGACTTGGCATTTCATCCGACTCCTAGTGTTTGTGTTGATCCCAGCGTGCCGCCTCCACCCATGTTGCCGCCATAGCCCAGCGTTTGTGGGCCACCATTTGCCGAAGCACCAATAAGTAGCGGCCTGGCCGTTGCAGATCTGGCGGCGAGTTTGCGGCCAGCCTCGCGTTCTGCCCCTTCGCGTTGCACACCTTCAAACTCGGTGCGTGCTTTTTCCTTGACCAGGGCAGCCTGCTGTTCAGCTTCAACACGTTGCTGCTCAAGTGCTGCCTGCTCGGCCTTCAATCTCAACGCTTCGGCAGCGGACTCTTCTTGCAATCTCTTTTGTTGAGCATCGTATTCAGCGGCCTGCCTGGTGATGACATCACGCTCTTTCTGGGCCAGCTCCTCAATCTCAGCTTGAGCTTTATTGAAGGCCTCTTGATCAGCCAGTCGCTGTGCTTCTACCTGCGCCGCATATGCTTTTTGCTCATCCTCAAAAGCTATGCGCTCTTGCTCTGCTCTTGCTTTTTGCTCCTCAATGTATCGTTGCGTTTCAACATCAAGCTCTTTCTCTTGCGCATTGACATCTTCCACCTGCGTACCGAAAAGATCAGATACAGCTTTTGATAAACCTAAATCTTTGTCTAGTTGGGCAAGTTCTTTACTGACTGTCTTTTCAACAGGTTGGAGTACGTTTGTAACTTCTCGACTAATTGCTGGGCCAGGATCTATTTTTGCGAGCTCATCGCTTACGGGCTTGAGCAAGTCGGTAACTGGTTTGCTGAGAGCAGTGGTTGGATCTAACTTTGCAAGAGCACCAAAAAGACCGCCACTACTTTCGGGAGGTATAACTGTATTTCTGTATATGGTTCCAGCCAATTCTCCTGGCGTATTTGGTGGTGGTTTGTCGTAATCGGCTTGTATATACAGAAACTCTGGCAAACCAGTTTTAGGATTTTTTGTTCCAGCACCACCCATCGCCTTCAAAGCGGCAGCCTCTTGGGGGTTGATGTGAGCAAGGATGGTGTCGCCACCACGCCCATGCTTGCGCAATAGCTCAACTGCCTTTTTTATTGCGCGCTTGTCTGCCATATCAGTACCCACGCAGGGATGTGATCTGTTGATCTTCCACGCCCATGCCAGCAAGGCCTGTTTCTGGTGTCAGCCTGGTCTCAGACAGCAGAGCTCGGCGGCCACTACGGCGGCGAGCTGTCATCTGAGATGACTCTCGCTGGGCGATCTTTCGACGCTCGGCTTCCAGCGCTGCAGCTTGGTCGGCTGCTGCTTTTTCCATCGAGGTCTTTTGCTCTTGATACTGCTTTTGCTGCTCGGCAAGCTGAACCTTGGCGGCTTCTGCAGCTTGGCTTTGTTGAGCGGTCAGGTTCTCCATGAGCTTCTTTTGCTCGTCGGCAGTCAACTGGGTTTGCTGGAGCCTGGCAGCAGCATCGGTCTTTTGTTGCTCCAAAGAAGAGGCCTGCAGCTCGCGGTTCTTCTGTGCCTCAGTGGCAGACTGCTCACGCGCCAGACGCGCTGCCTCAATGGCTGCGTCGCGTGACTTCTGGGCTTCAGCGGCTGCAGTTTCACGCGCCATCCGAGCCTGTTCCATGGCTTCTGCTTGTGCTTGCCTGGCTTGGTCGCGAGCTTGAGAAGCAGCTTTTCTGGATTCGCTTACAGAATAGACAGTCGCAGCAGCGGCAACCAATGGCACCCACCAAACAAACTCAGGCTGGCCAGTTTCCGGGTTGATCTTGTTCTTTTCATGGCCAACCGTGAACTCATCCAGGTTGCCGCCAGAGCTCTTGAACAAGGCAGCGATCATCTGCTTGTTCTTGGGGTCAGCCATGATTTGGGCAGGGATGATGACCTCGCCCTTTGTCAGGTGTCCAACGGTGTCATCAGTGCCGCGACCCTTTTTGGCCGCTTTGTCCATGCTTTCCTCAAGATCATCGTCCATTGAGTCTTCAATCATCGTGCGCTTGTTGCGTTCTTTCATGGTCACCTCACAGTTGTCATGCAAAGGATTCTATTGGCGTTTGGACATGATGCAATAGGCTGTATATCAGCGGGATATACCCTCATGCAAACACGTCAAAGTCGGTGTTGGCGCTGGATTGGCCCATGGGTCGGCCACCGAGTTGGTGGGTGCGGGTCATTCGGTTGTACTCGCCGCCTCCCAGCATCAGGTATCCAAAGCTGTCGCCAATGTGGGAGTGTTCGTTCTTGTTTGGCGCGTCCCGAAAGCGCTCCTGGCCAGCCCCGACCGCCACCCGCTTGAAGTGGTAGCCACCGCCCAGGGCTTTGCGCAGCAGCTTGCACTCGCGGCTCACAATCAGGCCTGGCTTGCCGTTGATCAGGCGCTGCATGGGGGCTGCAGAGGCCTCCCGGCGCACCTTGAAGTCGTTGCTGGCCGTTGGCTGGGCCTTGAGCCCCAGGGTTCGCAGAAAATCAAAGGCCGTGACCTCGTAGATCGCGTCCCTGGCCATGCCTGCCGGGTCGCCCCAGATCATGACTTGGTGGTTTGGGTACCTGGAGTTGAGCTCGGCGAGCAATTGCTGGCCAAAACGCTCCAGCCCCATGTCAAAGGTCACGATCTCATGCAAGATCTGCCACCTGCCATTGGGCAAACGCTGGCCAATGGTGGCTGCCGGGGTCAATCCGAAGTCCAGGCCGACCTGGATGGGCACATCTTTGCTCACTTCCACGTCACCAGACATCGAGCTGTCCTCGTATTCTGGCCAGACGGGCCTGCCTTCTTGCACATAGGTGTACTCGCCACCCGCGTAGCAGCGGATCCAGTCCAGGTTCTTGCCCAGCAGCATCTGTTGGTAGTAGCCGCCGGGCAGGTTGTTGACATTTTCGGCGCGAGGGTTGAGCTTCCACCACTTGCCAGCGCTGTATATGTGGTCTTGGGCCTCGGGCATCTCGGGCAGGTCTTCGACATCGACCGGCACCACGCCACCAGGCTGCTTGAAGAACTTCCAGGCATAGGGGCCGGTCATCTTCTCCTTCTCGGCCATCTTGTGCCACCAATGATCGTCATCCATGGGGTTGGTATCCATCCAGATCCCATGCCATGAGGCACCGCCATCGCGCTTGGTGGGGTAGCGGCCAACCCGGTGGGTCAGCCCGTCGATCACCGCCTTGGGCAGCTCACGCGCTTCATTGACCCAGGCACCCGTCAACTCCAGGGAGAGCAGCTTGCGCACGTCTTTTGGCTGGTCAAGGGCCAGGAAAATCACCTCGCAGTCGATCCCGGCGGCATCCCCACGGGCTGGCAGCCGAATGTGGTGGGTGATGGGGGGTGTCCACAGCATGGGGCCAAAGGTGTTCTCAGGGAAGAGATCCAGCCACGTCTTGATGGTGGTGGTCTTGAGCATGGGGTAGCTGTTTCGCACAACCGCCCAGCGCGAGTACTTGATGCCATCAATCGGGCTTGGCTTTTGTTGGACAGCCTTGAGCATGATCTTGGCCGCGCAGCCATAAGACTTGCCCGACCCCACCGGCCCCATCACGCCCTGCACAAAGGCCTTGCTCTGGATGAAGTCGTAAATCACCGGCGACTTGCTGAAGTCCAGGTTCAGCCCGGTGATGGGCACCTCCTTGCCTGATGTCTCTTTGGTTCTGCTCATATCGATCCTTAATTTGTTTCTTGCGCCAGCCCGTCATCATCGGCCTCACATTTCTCACAGCCTGGGTGATCTGGATCCCTGCAGTCAGGGTTGGCCATCAGCCTTGCACGCTGCTGACGCATGTATATCTGCTCCATGCGCATCTCAATGATGTCTTGGTCATCTAGCATCATCTGGCTCCACATCAGTCACGTCCGGTGCCATGACGTTGATGCCAAGCACAGACGGTCGATCCTCGCTGTCAGGGTTGTCCAGCAAGCCACTGGCCTTGGCCAGCAGCCGCAGCACCCCCACCTTGTCATACAGCTCGATCTCCAGCGTGCTGTATGTGTCGCCATCCTTGTCCTTCCTGGTCTGAACCCGGATGTTCTTGATCGCGTGCAGCGCATGCTCTGGGATCTCATGGCTTGCCTTCACCTTGACATTGCCCTGGTCATCCCAGGACATGATGTCAGTCAGCTTGGTGTTGGCCATGGACAGCAAGGCATAAGCCACCGCCTCCTTGTTGGCCAGCAGGGTCGAGCTGCGCTCCAACCGGCGCTGCACAGACCTCACCCCACCCCAGTTGGTCAGGGGCGGCACAACAGGGCTTTGCTTAATCCTGGCCATCAGAACGGTATATCGTCATCATTGTCAGCCGCAGCAGCACCCAAAGGCGGCACCAAGCTGGACACAGGCTGCTGTTGGCACCTGTCGCCAATCTGACAAGAGATCCACTTTTCGCCAGCCTGGGTCGTCTTCGTCCAGCCCTTGAACCAGTGCAGCGTCCCGTCAGGCAGCATGATCTTGCCAGCCAGGTTGGGGTCTTTCTTGTCTGGCCTCATGTCCT